TATATTTCCTTCTTGGTTACAACATTGGGTGCCATCAAATACAGATGAACGTATATCTCTATCTTGGAATACTATAATAAGAGGTGAATACGGCGAGCCGGGCACTTTACAAAATGCGAGTATCTAAAAAGAATGAAGCATATATTGTAATATCTGATTTGACACCCTCACAAAATCAGGAACTATCTGAGTTCTTTACTTTTGAGGTGCCGGGTGCTAAATTTATGCCCATGTACAAAAATCGTATGTGGGATGGAAAGATACGTCTGTTTAGTCCTGCTTCTGGTGAAATATATTATGGGTTATTGTACTATGTAAAAGAATTTTGTTCAAGAAACAAGATTGAATATATAGTAGAAGAAGGAGTAGAAAATGAGCGGGATGTTGTTCATCAAGTTGTTAGAGATTTCATCAGATCACTTCGACCCAAATCCAAAGGGAAGTCGCTCAAAGTGCGTGACTACCAGATTAACGCAGTACATCATGCCTTGTCCCGAAATCGTGCTTTACTTGTTAGTCCTACTGCTTCTGGTAAGTCGTTAATAATATATTCTCTTGTTCGTTATTATCAAATGGCAGGGGAGAAAATATTAATTCTTGTTCCCACTACATCTTTGGTGGAACAAATGTACTCTGATTTTGAAGACTATGGGTGGAGCTCTGGTACATATTGTCAAAAGATATATCAGGGCCATGATCGTAAAGTAACCAAGGACGTTGTGATATCGACTTGGCAATCTATCTATAAAATGCCTAGAAAATATTTTGAAGATTTTGGTTGTGTAATTGGTGATGAAGCTCACTTGTTTAAAGCAAAATCTCTCACTGGTATTATGACAAAATTACATCAATGTAAATATCGATTTGGTTTAACTGGTACGTTGGATGGAACACAAACACACAGACTTGTTTTAGAAGGATTGTTTGGCCCGGCGGAAAAAGTAGTATCGACTAAAGAACTTATTGATAAAAAAACACTTGCAAATTTAAAAATAAAGTGTATAATATTAAAACATAGTAACATAAGGGAAAGGATGACTTATGCTGAAGAACTTCAATATATTGTCGGAAATGAAAAAAGAAATAAGTTTATTAGTGACCTGTTACTACACCTTAATGGTAACACTTTGTGTCTATTCCAACTTGTAGAAAAACACGGTAAAGTATTATATGATTCTGTAAATGAAGCTGCAAAAGATAGAAAAGTCTTTTTTGTTTATGGTGGTGTGGATAGCTTAGAGAGAGAAAGAATAAGAGGTATTGTTGAAGATGAAAAGGATGCCATTATCATTGCATCGTATGGCACTTTTAGTACTGGTATTAATATTCGCAACATTAATAACATCGTGTTTGCCTCGCCCTCAAAATCTAAAATTAGAGTCTTGCAGTCTGTCGGAAGAGGCTTGCGTAGGTCTGAAAGCAAAATGGATGTTCGATTGTTTGATTTGTCCGATGATTTCAAACAAGGGTCAAGACAAAACTACACTCTCTCCCACTTCACAGAACGACTAAATATTTACAATGAAGAACAATTTAACTACGAAATTAGCAAGGTAAAATTAAAATGAATACTGATTACAAAATTATCAAACTAGTAAATGGCGAAAACATTGTTTGTGTTGTCGATCAATCTTCTTTTGATGATGGTTATGAAATTAGCTTTCCTTTACAGATAAAGACTTACCCTGTTATGACTAAAAAAGGCCCAGTTGAACAATGCAACTTGTCAAGGTGGGTGCAACCGTTCACTGAGGAATCATTTTTTCATATAAAACCTTCTGACATTATTTTAATTGCAGAAGCTTCCCCCGGCATTGCCGCTTATTATGAACAGGTATTAAGACTTATTAATAAGTGGGATGATGAAGATATGCAAAAATTTGAAAACGATATGAACGAACTTGATTCAAAAGAAATGCATTTTGAATTTGAAGAAGAAATTGCTGCTGAAGAAGAGATGGAAGACGCAGAACTATATGAACATAGATTAAGTAAAGCAATTCATTAACCCATAACATAGTTAAGATAATCCATTTTTAAAGTAAAGTCAAGTCCCTTTTGTCCCTTGACAAATTTATAATTATGAGGTATAGTGAACTCTGTAATTTTAGGAGAACCAAATGGCCAAGGCGAAAGGTAAACATTATGTCGATAATAAAAAGTTTTTATCGGCAATGATTGAATGGAAAGAAAAGTGTGAAATAGCAGAACAAAATGATAAACAGATACCACCTGTAACTAATTACATTGGGGAATGTTTTTTAAAGATTGCAACACACCTTTCCTATAGACCAAATTTTATAAATTATACATATCGTGATGATATGATATCTGATGGCATCGAAAATTGTTTACAGTATGTTCGTAATTTCAATCCAGAGAAATCTAATAATCCATTTGCATATTTTACGCAAATTATATATTATGCATTTTTGCGAAGGATTGCAAAGGAGAAAAAACAAAGCCACGTTAAAAATAAATCAATTGAGAAAAATGCTTATGAGTCATATGTTACCATGCCCGGCGATGATACTGTTTATAATGTGTCAGGGTTTGATGCAAATCTCCTATTGCCTGATGAGGATGTATATAAACCCAAGAAGAAAATTACACCCAAGTCTAAAGGATTAGATAATTTTATGGATAAAGATTTAGATAAAGTTGCTAAAAGGGGCGAAGAGCGTTGAAGATTGCGATAGTAACCGATACCCATTTTGGTGCCAGAAACGATAATCAAAATTTCAATGAATATTTCTATAAATTTTATGAGAACATTTTTTTCCCTACGTTGAAAGAACGTGGAATTAAAACCTGTGTTCACATGGGAGATGTTGTTGATCGGCGCAAATTTATTTCATATAGAATTGCTAATGATTTTCGTAAGCGTTTTATCAGTAAATTTCAACAGGATAAAATCAACTTACATATTATCATAGGCAACCATGACACTTATTATAAGAATACTAATGAAGTAAATTCTATGGAAGAACTTGTTGGGCAGGACAGGTTTAAGATTTATACAAATCCAGAAGTAGTAGAGTTTGATGACGTTCCGATTCAGTTTATCCCTTGGATTAACTCTGGTAACTATGATGAATCTATGGCAGCATTATCACGTTCTCCGGCTGAGATTGCTATGGGTCATCTAGAGATTGATGGTTTTGAAATGCATAAGGGCGGCCATCGACACGAAGGTTCCTATAATACAGAGATGTTTAGCAGATTTGATATTGTGATGAGTGGTCATTTTCACCACAAGTCAGATAATGGTCATGTCTACTACCTTGGCACACCATATGAGATTTACTGGAATGACTGGCAAGACCCCAAGGGTTTTCATATCTTTGACACAGAAACAAGAGAACTAGAACGTATTGTAAATCCATATACTTTGTTTGAAAAGATTTACTATGATGACATAAGTATTGATTATAGTAAACATGACTTTGGCAAGTATAAAGAAAAGTATGTAAAGTTAGTTGTTGTCAATAAAAAAGACTTTTATGGTTTTGACCAGTTTGTTGATAAGTTGTTGAAAGCAGATGCACACGAAGTAAAAATTATAGAGGACTTCTCTGATCTAGATGCTGAAAATGTATCTGATGATATTGTAGAGAATACCGAAGATACGATGACGTTACTAAGTAAGTATATCGATGAATTAGATGTTGATTTAGAAAAAGATAGACTGAAAAATAAAATGCGAGAGCTGTATACAGAGGCACAGGATTTAGAACTTTGATAATTTTTAAGCATGTGAGGTGGAAAAACTTTCTTTCTACTGGTAATAATTTTACAGATATACAATTAGATAGAAATCCAACGACACTTATTGTAGGAGAGAACGGTTCAGGCAAGTCAACTATTCTGGATGCTTTATGCTTTGGTCTATTCGGTAAGCCATTTCGTTCCATTAACAAACCTCTTCTCGTAAATTCTGTAAATAATGCTAACTGTGTAGTTGAGGTTGAATTTGAAATTGGATCAAAGCAAATCAAAGTGGTGCGTGGTATCAAACCAAATGTCTTTGAAATATATCTTAACGGAAAGATGTATAACCAAGATGCAAATGTAAGAGACTATCAAAAGTATCTGGAACAGCAAATACTAAGACTCAACTATCGAAGCTTTACTCAGGTTGTCATTCTTGGGTCATCCACGTTCATTCCCTTTATGCAATTGAAGGCTCGACACCGTAGAGAGGTTGTCGAAGAGATACTTGATATTCAGATATTCTCTATTATGAACTTGTTACTAAAACAAAAACTAAAAGATATTTTTAATGATTTAAGGGAGCTTGATTATGAAATAGATTTAGTTGAAGAAAAAATATCACTTCAACAAAAATATATTTCTGAAATGAAAGAAAATAAAAAGAAACTTCTTATTGAGAAAAGTGTTTTAGTCAACGGTAATGAAGAAGAAATATTTAAGCGACAAGCAGAAATCGATTTAATCAATAAAGAAAATGATGAGATAATTGCA